CGAACAATGCTTAGGTTGCTTTCAGTTTGAAAATAAAGATTGATTGCAAAAATATTGCCCACAACTACTATTATGTGTAATTCAAAAAATTGAACTAATGAAAAACTCAGTAAATAAAAGGCATTTGGACAAGATTGAAGAATATGTTTACAAAGCAATGATGAGAGATGATCTTGATATAGTGCAAGTTTTTGAACGTCTAGGAGTATATGCCAACTTGAAAACAATTTCAAATTATGCTAAAGAAAATAAACTTTCTTATAACGGCGTTAAAAATCACAGAAAAATAATAAAATTATTTGGTTGCAAATTTGTATTAGATAACGAATAAAATATTTTGTTATCTTTACAAATATGGATAGCAGTCAAATTGGATGTTTAGCTGAATATAAGTTTGCAACTACCGCAATGGAAAAAGGTTTTTTTGTTTCCTTTCCTTTATTACATACTTCAAGATATGACTGCATAATTGAAACGCCTAAAGGATTGTTTAAAGTACAAATTAAATCAGTTCACAATCATAAAAACAGAACAAGAGTTTTTTTAAGAGATACAAAGAAAAACTCATACAGTAAAAAAGACGTAGATTTTTTTGCTATTTATTACAGAGACAAAGACGGATTCTTTATTTTAAAAAATGACGGCAAACGAAAATCATTTGAATTAACATCACCTAAATATTTAAAATATTTTAATAACTTTGCAGAACTTTAAATGTTTTCAATTTTGTTTTCCAACGAAAAGGCGTCGCAAACTAATGTGACGCTTTTTTTTTATCTTTACAAAAATATTCATAATATGAAACTAAAAATAAAACAATCCATTTAAAAAGGAGACAAGCGTTACAATGAGGGCGATTTTATAGAATTAGACGCAAATACTGCTGATAACTGGATTAAAAAAGGTTTAGGATCTAAAATATCTAAAAAGAAAGAAAAGCAAAAGTTTGAAACAAAAGAACTAAAGGTTGAATATAAAGAAATCAAATCAGATGAGGCAAATTAAAATAAACGCAACTACCGGTAATGAAATATTGACGGCCCAAAATGTTAAAGACTACGTTCGTATTGATACAAGCGCAGATGATAATTTAATTACCGCAATGATTTCCCAGGCTCGTATATGGTGCGAAAATTATATTTCGAGAGATATTATTCCAAAAAATAGAACGTACTATTTAGACACAACCAAAGGGTTGTTTGATTTACCTTTTGGCCCGATTGCTAGTATATCAGAGGTAACTATTGACGGAACGGCTACAACTGATTATGAAATACTTGGTTTAGATAATGAAACGATTGAACTAGATGGAGGCTCTGCTGAAAAAGTAAAAGTCACATACATAACAGTAGGAATAAACGATGCTTTAGTAAAACAAGCGATGTTGCAACTTATATCAACCTATTACGATAATAGGGCAGATTTTACAACTGAGCAAAACGATGTCGCAGAAATACCAACATCAACAAGACAAATTTTAACGTCTTATAAAACTATGTTTATTTAATGGACGCCGGAAAACTAGATTCTAAAATAACAATAAAGAGATTGGTTAAGTCTCCTGATGAATTTGGCGGGTTTACTTCTACTTTGTCAGAGGTTGCGACTGTATGGTGCAATTTAAAGCAAATTAGCGGAGATATAAGCGACAAACTAGGTAAAAGAACACAAGATATTCAGATTGAAATAATGATGCGTAAAAACACCGCAGATTTAATTCAGTTAGGAGATATATTTACATTAGAGGGTGGATCAAAGAATTATCGTATAAATGAAAAGTATGAGTTTAATTTAGATTTTTATACTAAACTAATAGCAACAAAATCTGAATAAAATGAATATTAAAATTAATCAGTCAGATTTGGCCCAACTTAAAAAAAAGTTAAACAATTTAAGAACATTTGATAAAACAACGCTTTCAAATGAACTTGGAAAGACTGGTGCCGATATTTCAAGAATTGCAACAAAATCTGCGCCGTCTGATTATGGTACATTAAGGCAGTCAATAAGGTATCAAAAACAAGGCAAAACTGTTGAGGTTATAGCCGGAGCAAAATATGCGCCTTATGTAGAATTTGGAACGGGTGCTTTTGTAACTTTTGACGATATGCTAGAGCTAGGAATACCAAAGAGTTATGCAGCACAGTTTAAAGGCTCTAAGCCTGGTTATATGAAACCTCAACCGTTTTTCTTTGGCTCTGCTAGAGTAGGATTAAAAAAATTATTAATGCGCTTAAATAGCGAAATTAAAAAAGCAATAAAATAATATGTTAGAGGCGATTTACTATGTAAGGAAATCAATTATTGCAAAATTAAACGGCAATGTTTTAATTAACAATGTAGCCGTACCGGTGTATAATCGTATTCCAACTGACGCAACCTATCCATTAATTAGAGTTTATTCAGTTTCAACAGACGAAACAGACCAAAATCAACAATCATTTACAACCGAAACAATTACACGAATTGAATGTATTTCAAAATTCTATTCAGATGATGGAGGGCAATTAGATACTAATTTAATGGTATCGCAATGCTTACAAAAACTCAGAACTAGGTCAGTAAACTATATTGATTTATTACCAAACGGATTTAATGTTTACACAAGTGAAAACAATGGTGTTACTTATTTAGAGGATGATTTATCAGATTCAACTTATTTTAGAGGAATAATTGAACTATCAAATAAGATTCAACAAGTAACTCCGGTAATTGTTTCATATACTGATCCTCTACAAAGCGAGTTGCAACTAGAGTACAGAAATCAATATACAGATAGAATTATAGCAGATGGAGGACAATATGAATCCATTGAATGTGCAACAGATGTATTATACAACCAATAAAATAATAAAAAAATGGCTAAAATAACTTTTTCAGCAAAATTTGACAATGTAACTTCGGATTTACCGAGAATAAACAAAGTTGAAGCAGCTGATATGAATGAAATTAAAGAATCAGTAAATGCTTTGTATGATTCGCAAGGTGGTTGGGTTGATTATGAAGATTCTGCAACAACGACAACTCCAATAAATCTAACTGCAAATGTTTGGACAGATTTAACAAATGACAAGGCCGGAAGCGGTACAATTACAACTTATAAGCCTAGCTTTGTAACTGGAGACTTGTGGAACTCAGCCTCTAACTCATTAGATTTTTCTGAACTTGGAGCCGGTAGAGTTATGATTGTTAGAAACGATTTCGATATAACTGCCGGAGCATCAAATACAAGACTTGACGCACGTTTATATTTTCCTGATACCGGAAAAACTGTTGAATTTATGCACGATAATATCGCAAGTAATAATGATCTAGTAAGGTATTCAAGAACTACCCAATTATTTACACATACAGATATTTTAACAAGTGGGTGCAAAATTCAAGTTAAAGTTGATAAATCAGGAGCAACGGCAACAGTTGAGAACTTTTTAATTACAGTTATATCACATTTCTAAAAACAAAACAATGCGACAAATAAACAAAATCATCATCCATTGTAGCGCAACACCGGAAGGTAGAAAAACAAGCGCTGAAGAAATAAAGAGTTGGCATTTAGAAAGAGGCTTTTCTGATATTGGCTATCATTATATTGTTCATTTAGACGGCTCAATTTCCTATGGTAGAAACATTGAGAAAATAGGCGCACATTCAAGAGGTCAAAATAAAATGTCGATAGGCGTTTGTTATATTGGAGGTTTAGACGAATGTTTAGATCCTAAAGATACAAGAACGCCACAACAAAAAGAAAGTCTTTTAATCTTGCTAAAAACACTAAAAAAATTGCATTCTAAAGCGGTTATTTATGGCCATAGAGATTTTAGCGAAAAGGCTTGTCCAAGTTTTAACGCGTTTGACGAATATAAATATATTGAGTAATGGCAAAGAAAAAATTTAAAGACACTAAAGTAGGTCAATTTATACTTAAAAAAATACCTGGTTTTGTTGGCGATATACTTCCGGAAAAAGGAGTTTTAGGAGTTGTTAAAAATTTAATTGATAACGAGCCTGAATTGACAAGTCAAGACAAAATACAGTTGCACAATGAACTGATTGAGTTATATGGGTTAGAAGTTGCGGACAGAGATTCGGCTAGAAAACGAGAGATTGAAAAGGCCAAGTCAGGAGGATTTGACTTTATGTTTAATTTAACCGGTGTTATTGGTTTAGGCGCCTTTGCTTTTATTATTTATGCGATTGTTTATTTACAAATCCCGGAATCCAACAAAGAAGTTTGGATTCATTTGATTGGAATTTGTGAAGGAATTGTATTATCAATTTTCGGATATTTCTTTGGCTCTGCGGTTAAAAAAAACAACCAGTAACTAAAGTGTTTTAATTTTTGTATTTTTGTTTTTAAATTACAAAAATATGTCGTTAGCGGATCAAGCAAGTCTTTTACTTATACCAACCGGTTACAAATCACAAAAAGTTTATTCTATATTTCCTACAAATGGCGATGGGGATTTTGACTTTTCGAGGCCTTCCTCTGCCACAAGAATAGCAAAAAACGGATTAATAACAACAGTTGCTGCAAATGTACCAAGGCTCGAATATCCTTTGATTGATGGTGTAGTAAATGGATGTCCTAGTTTGTTATTAGAGCCACAGAGGACTAATTTGATTGAGTATTCTATACCAACCAACTCAGCACCTTATAATTATGCTAATGGAGGAGTGGGTTTAGCACCAATACATACTGCTAATCAAGGAATATCTCCAGATGGCTCTCTAAATGCTTGTAAAATAGATTTTAATTTAAATGGGGGTACTTCATCAAGTGATTTAAGTCAAATGGCTTACGTTGGTTCTTCTTTAACTGGAGATTACACGAGTTCTTTTTATTTAAAAAGTTTTGATAGTAATTCATACACCGTCACATTACTAGACCCTAATGGGGTAACAAATAAAACAGTAATAACTCCAGAATGGCAAAGATTTACTTTTTATAACGGAGGAGGAACAACTTCTACAAATTTAATTAGGATTAGGTTAAGAGGTAATGAGAATACATCAGATACTGCGTCTTTATTAGCTTGGGGGTTTCAGATAGAACAAGGTTCTTACGCAACATCTTACATACCTACTAACGGAACAACAGTTACCAGACTAGCAGAAACTGCTAATGGAGCTGGAAATGCAGATACGTTTAATGATTCAGAAGGTGTTTTGATGGCAGAGATAAGTGCTTTGACGTCATCTAATGGGAGTAGGGATATAGAAATTTCTGATGGTAATACCAATAGAATTATAATTCAATATAATCCAAGTGGTGTTTTACAAGTTTTTGTTCTTGTTAATGGAGTTACAACTTATACATTCGCATACACCACATTAATAACGCAGTTTAAGAAAATAGCGTTAAAGTATAAAGAAAACGATTTTGCTTTATGGGTAGATGGTTTTGAAGCAGATAGCAGTAATAGTGGCTCTGTTTTTAGCGAAAATACATTAACACAATTAGACTTACTTAAGGGAGTCGATTCATCTTTAAATTTCTACGGAAAAACCAAACAAATACAATACTACAATTCAGCATTAACAGATAGCGAACTAGAAAAACTAACGTCTTGGACATCTTTTTCAGATATGGCAACAAGTCAATTATATTCAATAAAATAAGATATGGCAAACACTTTAAAATTCGGATCGGGTAATTGGGCAACAAAAGAAGGCTCAACTCTTGCCTATAATGATGAGAATGGGAACTTTAAACCTTTACCATTTGATTTTAGTAGAGATTCAAGTGCTACTGTTGTAAATAAATATGGTTTAATAGAAGTAGTTGGTAATGATATACCAAGAATAGATTATAAAGATGATGCTAAAGGTGCTTTATTGTTAGAGCCAACGAGGAGTAATTATAGTGCATCATCGGAATTACCATCTACTTGGACTTATACAGAATTTGGTAGCGGAAGTGCTGGAACAATAACAACTGGTAAAACAGATATGTTTGGAGGAACAAATGCAGTACAAGTAGATTTTCCATCAGATGCGGAAAACGTAAGTATTCTTTTTGGTTCTTCATCAAGTGGTTTAACTTCTGGAGATACTTCGGTAAGTATTTATATTAAATTAGTTGAAAGCGGTAGTAAAGACGTTCAGTTAAGGTGTAATTTTACGAGTATTGTAAATGTTAATTCTACTGAATTTACAAGAGTGTATTTAAGCGGAACTAAAACAAGTTCGGAAGCGTTTAACTTAAAATTAAGACCATCAGCTGGAACTTCAAGTGGTGGTTTTTCAATCATAGTTTGCCATCCTCAAGAGGAGAATGGAAGCTACGCTACTTCTTACATACCAACTCAAGGGGGTGCAGTAACGAGGTTGGCAGATGAATGTAATGGAGCTGGAAATGCAGATACGTTTAATGATTCAGAGGGTGTTTTGTATGCAGAGATTAGTGCTTTGGCTGATGATGGTACAAATAGATGGATAAATTTAGGTAATGGAACTTCGTCAGAATTAGGCGTCAATTTAAGGTACGTACCTACATCTAATTTAATTGTAGCTGCTTTTTACAACGGAACTTCTTTTAGCTGCCTTATGAGTACTGAATTAAATTCATTAACTCAATTCAATAAAATAGCTTTTAAATACAAAGAAAACGATTTTGCTTTATGGGTTAACGGTATTGAATTAGATACTGACGTTAGTGGAGCAACTAATGCACCATTGTCTCAATTATCTTTTGATGGTGGTACTGGAGCTAATGACTTCTACGGAAACACAAAACAAATACAATACTTTAACAAAGCATTAACAGACGCAGAATTAAAAACATTAACAAGCTAATAAATAAATAATTATGATATATAAAAGATACGAATTTAACGACCAAGAACAAGCAGAAGAGAAAATAGATACTTTCTTTGATGTAGATGAAGAAGGTAATAAAGTACAAAACGTTAAAGCAGCTTTTATTAAGCTAAACAAGTTTGTACTAGAACAAGGAGAATACGATGAGCAAGGAGAAGAAATAACACCTCCTATATTATCTAGTGGCTACGCAGTAGATGTACTATGGAATGAATTAGATGAAAGTCCTTATGGATGGAAATCTTATGAAGTAGAACCTAAGAACCCTAAACACAAAATATTCTAAATGATTAAAAAGATAATAGACAGTATTGCACAAGATAAAAAAGACCACATACTGTTAGGTATGTTTATTGGTTATCCTTTAACATCTTTAGGGTTTATAATAGACCAAATATTTAGCGTAGATTTTGCGCTAGTATGTGGAGGCGTTATAGGAATTATCTTAGTGGGTTTAAAAGAGTTAATTCACGATTGGCATCAAGAAAAAGGTAATCCGGAATTTGCAGACTTTATTTATAGTGCAGTACCTATATTGTTTCCTTTAATGACTTATTTTATTTAATATGCCTGATTTAACAAATAAAGAACTTTTAAACGCTATCGCTAAAAAACAACTGCAAACTGCTGCACAACTATCTAGTTTTATAAATAAGCAAGAGGGTATAAACGAAAAACTTTTAGGATATTTAGAAAATAATGACAAAACAAATCAAGTTGGCGTTGTACAGAAACAACAAGAATTAAATAAAAGAGTTGAAATTTTAGAAACGCATAAAAAAATAATTGTAGGGGTTTCAGCAGCATTATTTAGCTTTTTTGCCTGGATAATATCGTTGATAAAATAACTAAATTTGATAAATAAATATTTTCGTATATTTACACAAAATTAATAATATTAAAAATTACATAAATGGCTACAACCGGAATATTTAACGGAACTAACTTACTATTAAAACTGGATGGTACTATTATAGGACACAGTACAAGTTGTTCAATGTCTTTGTCTATGGACACACCTGAAGCAACAACCAAGGATTCAAATGGTTTTTCAGAATACATTGCCGGAGTTAAAGGCGGAGAAATTTCTTTTGAAGGTTTAGTCGATTATAGCGATTCATTAAATGGAGTTGAACTATTTGATTCTCTTATAGCTAGAACTGAATTAACTTGTGTGTTTGGAACTGCTGAATCAGGAGATGCAATTTATACCGCAGATGGTTTTTTATCTAGTATTGAGATGAGCGGAGAAATGGAATCTGCCGTTACTTATAGCGGATCAATTACAATTTCAGGAGCAATCACAAAATCAACTAACTAATAGCAATTAGTTTTTATCATATAGGCCGCCGTCATTATTTGGCGACGGCTTTTTTTATATTAATTTTAAACCTTAAAAAATGACAAACAAAAAAAGGGGTTACATTGACATCAAAGTTGGTAACAAAAACAGAACTCTACATTTTTCAATGAACTTTTGGAGTGAATTTACCGAGCAATTAGGAATAAGTTTAGCCGATATTGGCGGAGCATTTCAAAACGGAATATCAATAAAAGGATTAAGAGCCTTAGTTTATTCTGCAATCTTAGCAAACGACCAAGAAAACGGAAACGAAATAGATTATAATTTATTTACTGTTGGCGCCTGGTTGGATGAATTAGACGCCGAAAAAATTAATGAGATTGTTGAGGTAATGTTACAATCTAAAATTTTAGGTAATAGTTTAAACGGCGAAACTGAAACTAAGGGAAAGCGTCAGCCGTCAAAGAACAAGTAAATTTTGAAACTTTAACTGATCACTACATTGGATTGGTTGGAATTAAACCTGACGATTTTTGGCGGCAAACTTGGAGGGAAAATGCTTTAATTGCCCAACACTATCATAACAATATCAATTTAAATTGGGAACAAACTCGGTACATTGCCGTAATGATTCACAATGTGCAATGTGAGAAAAAATCTCAAATGTTAAAGCCTGAAGATTTATTTCAATTACCAAGCGATATTCAAAGAAAAAAGAAACGCTTAGAGCCTAAATCTACTAAAGAGCAAATGGATTCTTTTTTAGAAAAATATAACTCAATGACTAATAAAAAGACGTTAAAATAAAAGCGTCTTTTTTTTTGTATTTTTGTTTCAACTTATTTAATATTATGCCTGAACAGAATTTAAAAGTAAATATTACCGGAGATTCCTCCAAGTTAAACAATGCGCTAAGTTCTGCGAGTTCTAAATTATCAAGTTTTGGCTCAAAGATGCAAAGCGTAGGAAAATCATTAACAACTAGATTAACTTTGCCTTTAGCCGTTGCTGGTGGCGCAGCAGTTAAATTTGCAAGTGATTTTCAAGAATCAATGAACAAAGTTGATGTTGCCTTTGGAAAATCTAAAAAAGAGGTAAAAGACTTTGCAAAAACTACATTAAAGCAATTCGGTATTGCAGAAGGTAGCGCTTTAGATATGGCCGCCTTGTTTGGCGATATGGCTACCTCAATGGGATTGAATCAAAGCGCTGCTGCTGATATGAGTACATCTTTGGTTGGTTTAGCCGGAGATTTAGCATCCTTTAAAAATATAGGAATCGACCAAGCGACAACTGCATTAGCGGGGGTTTTTACCGGAGAAACGGAATCTTTAAAAAGGTTGGGTATTGTTATGACTCAGACAAATTTAGAGAGTTTTGCAATGGAAAGAGGTATGAACGCCAATATTAAAACAATGACACAAGCGCAAAAAGTTGCGTTACGTTATAAATTTATAATGGAATCAACTTCAAACGCTCAGGGCGATTTTGGTAGAACAAGCGGAGGAGCTGCAAACCAAATGAGAATATTTCAAGAGTCTTTAAAAGAATTATCTGCGAAGTTTGGTCAAGTTATATTGCCAGTATTTACTAAATTAGTATCATTTGCAAACGGCTTACTGCAAAAATTTTCAGAACTAAGCCCAACAACAAAAAAACTAATAGTTGTATTTGCGGGTATCGCTGCGGCTTTAGGGCCAGTACTTTATATTTTAGGAACTTTAGTTACTTTGGCTCCGGCTATTGGTACGGCCTTAACAGTTATGATGGGCCCGATTGGTTTAATAGTTGCCGGATTAACTGCAATATCAGTTGTAATTTATAAAAACTGGGCGGGTATAAAATCCGCTTTAGTAAAAATTGGAAACTATTTTATTGACTTATACAATAATTCATTGCCTATTCAATTAGCGGTAAACTCTTTAATAGCAAATTTTAAAAATATGTTAGCCGTTGGAAAGTTTGTTTTTTCTACTTTTTCAACAATAATAAAAACTTTTGCTAATAATTTTATGACCTTATTTAAGGGCATTGGCGATATTATTATGGGCGTTTTTACCTTTGACAAAGATAAAATTGTACAAGGTTTTATAGACTTAGCAGATGGCCTAAAAAACAATGTTACTGCTGCATTTGATGCAATTAAAACAGACGCCTCAATTTTAGGTAGTTCTGTTGTCGATAATTTCAATGAATCATTAAAACAAAAAACAATCGCAAAAATTGTTGTTCCAGTTGAAATGGCGGTTAGTGGTGGCGGAACTGATACCGCAACAGATGTTGGTGGCGGAGGTGCTGCAACAAGACCAATAGCAACCTCTGCAATGTCAGGAATTAGCGGTGCGGGAATACAAACTCCAATTAGTAATATGATTGAGGCTGATACTGCAAGAATGCCAAAAGCATTTGCCGAGCAACAAGCTATTTTTGCGCAAGGAAAATTGGATTCTTTACAAAAAGCGGAAGCCTTTAATCAAAGAATGGGGCAAATTATGACCAGAGGATTAAACAATTTAGCACAAGGTATTGGAGCGGCTCTAGGAAATGCAATTTCAACCGGAGGTAATTTAGTTAATGCTTTGGGTGGTTTATTACTTGGAACTATTGGAAGCATCGCCATACAATTAGGAAAAGCCGCAATACAAATAGGTATTGCAATGAAAGCTATAAAATTATCTTTTAAAAATCCTTTTACGGCAATCGCAGCGGGTATTGCCTTGGTTGCAGTTGGTACTATGATTAAAAATACTGCCGGAATAGTTCAAGGCGGTGGCGGTGGCGGAGGTCGTAGAGCAATGGGATCGTCTGTCGGTGGTTATACCGGAGGTAATTCAGGAGGCGGAATTACTGCCTTTGCAAATGGTGGAATCATAAGCGGCCCAACAATGGGATTAGTTGGCGAATATCCAGGAGCAAGACAAAATCCGGAAGTTATAGCGCCACTAAATAAATTACAATCTATTATTGGAAAATCTAGTAATAGCGGAAACATAAACGTAACGGGAGAGGTTAGAGTTGATGGACAAGATTTATTGATTGCAATAGAAAGAGCAAACGAAACTGCGGGAAGGGTTTACTAAAATAAAATAATGGCATACGGCGTAAAATACAGATTAGAATTTTCCGATGTTTTAGGATATGGAAAAAAAGTTGAAATATTAAAAAAAGATTATACCGGCGATATACTTCCAATGGTAGGAGGAGCAAATCCGGTTTCAATATCTTGGCAATCAACAAACGATTTTTATAATCCAATTATAGGCTCAAAATGTCAGTTAAATTTATTTGTTACCGATGACGTTTCGTATGATGATTTTTATAAGTTTGATGAACGTGAATTTAAAGTAGTTGTTTACTACAATCAAACACAAAGCGATTTGTACTCTAATAGGGTTACAGATGACGGAGGAAACATTGAATCCATTAAGTGTGTAGATAATACTATTGATCCGACATTAACAACTTCAACAAGTTTTAGGCGTAAGGTTTTAGATGATGGCGGTTTTTTTGAATCAATAGAATGTATTTCAGACAAGATTACAGAATATGATACTAATTGGGCAGAATATTGGTCAGGTTTTTTAGTTGTAGATAGATACAAAGAGAAAATGATTACACCGCCGTTTGCGGTTAGTTTTAACGCTTTTGATGGCTTAGGTACTTTAAACAATTTTAATAGTGTAATTGGCTACAATAACAACAATGCGCCGGTAAATAAAACAAATCTTGAACGTATTTCTGAAATTTTGCAAAATTTAGATTTAGATTTAGATATTTACATAGCATCTGATATAAAGTACCGAACATTTAGCCCGGTAACAACTAGCGATTTTGAGGAAATAACAACTTTAGATGTTGGTTTCGATGAATTAACTGGAGAGTATGGATTGCTGAATGCAAAACAACAACTAGAACTTTTACTAAAGCAATTTAATTTAAGAATTTTTCAATCTTATAACAAATGGTATATTGTTGAGGTAACAAATATTTTTGACTATTACGTTAAAGATATGATTTACAATGAAGTTCAATCCGGAACAACTCCAACAGAAATAAGAGAAAGAATAACAACACAATTAAAAAATACATCAAAAGAATATTTAGATTTTAGAAAATATAATTATTTGGGTGCCACTATTGGAACAGAAAGAAAACAAGTTCTTTATAGTAATAAAAGCGATTTAAAAGAAACCGGAAACAGTTTATCAAGGGAGTTTTTACAACCGGCATCTGAAGTTCATATTGTTGGAAGTTATTTAAAAACTAAAAACGCCTTTTATAATTCAGGTTTTGAATATGGTAAATACGGCTTTGATGTTATAGAGGATTCTGCAACGTCGCCAGGTTTTACATTAACAAATCCGGGAAGTGGGTTTTTTCCTGATGGTAGAAGAAATTACAATACAACCGGAGGAAGTGGTACCGGTATGGTAGTAGATGCAATTATTAGCGGCGGAAGTGTTCAATCTTTTACTATTGTAAACAATGGGCAAAATTATTTAGTTGGAGATGTTATTAATATACCTTTTGACGATTCGTTTGGAGTTTTAGCAACTTTTGAAATAACTTCAATTCCATATTTTTCAGAAATAGCAACTGATGAAATATCCTTTAAGGGTAGGCGATCAATGAAACTAACAGATATTGCTCCGACTACTGGATTTACTCAAATGTTTTCTTTTGAAACAGAGGTATTTAATCCACAAGAGGTAAAATATTCAGACTTCACTTGTAAATTAAAATACTATGTTAGTGTTTTAAATTCACAAAATACAAGCGTTTCATCATCTTTTAGTTACTCTATAAATACAGTTTTGGGCAGTACTGGCTATTTTTGGGATGATAGTATTAGAAAATTTAGTTCAACTTTTGGAGGCGTTAATACAATTACAACAACATCGCCAAATAAATGGATTGATTTAAATGTTGCTTTAAATGATACTGATTTAAATGTTGGCTCTGATACAACTGCAACAATAAAATTTACAATTTACAACACGCAATGTTCTGATACCGATTATGATACAACGTATTATGATAATATGCAAATATTACAATCTAAAACGTCAGCAGACCAATCAGATCAAACCTTTATATCTAAATTAACTAATGTAGGTACAAACACTAATATTAAAAAAGTCAATAGAATACCTGACCAAAAATTTGGATATTACAGAACAAGAGAGGCAAATCCTTCGGCAACTTTTAAACCAAATAGCATTGATTTAATGACTGTTTTAGGTAGAAATATTGCAAACGATTACAGAAACTTTGTTACAAGATACACCGGAACTTTTAGAAACTTAAAAAGAGAGCCGATGTCTATTCACAATAAACTATGGTGTTACTTTTCTTCTGATGAATTTGATCCACAAACCACAATAATTGATGGCCTTACTTATAACGTAAAAAATGCAGAGTTTAAAGTTGTATCTCATTTACCAAACAATGATGACGATACGCCAACAACTAGCATTATAAATTAAACTTTTTTCTTTTGTTTTGTTTGTCAGCCGTCGTTTAACAACTTTGTTATTCGGCGGTTTTTTTAAAAATAATTTTTTTATTTGAAAATTTTTTTTTATTTTTGCGTAGAATAAAACCAAAAGAAATATGTTTGAAAACAACTTCAAAGCCGAAATGAAACGGCTAAATTTAAAGCGTTATGATGTTTGTAAATTGCTAAATTGCACAATGCCAACATTAAAATCACGTTTACAAAATCCGAAAACCTTTACGATTAAAGAAGTGCAAATTTTACAAAGCGCTGAATTTAACTTGGACGGTATAGAATTAACCTTAAATTTTTAAATTTTATGAAACAATTGGCAAAAGCAATTATCTCTGTTATGAAAGAGGTGAAAGGAATGGAAAAAAATAGTCGTGTTGGCGCTGGTACTCGTGCAGCATACGACGGAACAAAGGATAGCGATGTTAAAGAGGCCTTTAACAATGCGCTTTCAAAAAATGGTCTTGCAATGATTCCTATTAGTATTGAGGATGAAATTAAAATTGATCGTTGGGAGGAGGAGAATACTTATAGTGGTAAAACAACTTTAAAACAAAAACAAAGTGTTTTCACAAAAGTAAAAACAAAATATTTATTGCTACACGAAAGCGGTGAAAGTATTGAGGTTGCCGGATATGGCCACGGAGTAGATGCACAAGATAAAGGAGCAGGAAAGGCCACAACATACGCATTAAAAAACGCATTGTTGTACACATTTTTAACTCCAGTTGGTAAAATTGATGATTCTGACACAACACATTCAGCTCAAATTGAAACACCAACAGACAATAAAAAATGGCTAACTGAATCACAACTAAACGCAACTTTAAAGGGTACAAAAGACCAAGCGAATAAGGTTTTAATTGCGTATAAAATGAAAAAAGTTTATAAAGATCAAATAGTAAATAAGTTTAATTTAAAATAGTAAAACAATGAGTAAAGAAACAATCTACTGCGGTGGCGGTAAACAAGTAAAGGGAGAGTACGGAACTTTTAGAGCCGTAACAATTAATCTGTCAAATCTACCGGCAGAACATATTTTTGAATATGAAGGAAAAAAATATGTAAAGCTAAATATTAGCGATAAAAGAGAGCCGGATCAATACGGAAAAGATGTTTCTGTTTCTGTTAATACTTGGAAACCGGAGGCACAAACTGAGCAAAAAGCACAAGCGGCAGCTCCAGTAAATGATTTACCATTTTAGGTAATTGACAAACAAAAATCAATAAGCGGTTTCAAGTTGGAATCGCTTTTTTTTTATAAATTATTTTTTTAATTAAAAGTATTTTTTTAATTTAGGCAAATATTAACATTTAAAATCTTAAATTATGGAAAAAGAATTGATTAAATTTTTAACAATGCAAGTTGAGGCGTTGCAAAAACAAAACAAAAAATTAGGAAAACAAAACGAAAAATTACAACAAATTTTAAAAGAACAAACAGATTATATCTGCGAAAACAATTTATAAATTATGGCAAAATATCAATTAAATATTG